TGACGGAATGGTTAGAAGACCACCTAAACTTTTCAACAAAGACAAAGAACAGATTGACGAGATTATCGGCAATGGTTCTACTGTGAAAGTGCAATACAACGAGTGGGAAACTTCAAATAAGTTTGGAACATTCAAAGGCTTGGACTTTCAAGCTATGCAGGTGCTAGATTTAGTTCCTATGAAATCACAGGATGGTTCTGAGTTAGACCCATTCGGTGACGGAGAGGAGTTCTAATGATAGTAACTATTAAAAATGATGATGGCGAATTTCTTTTTGACATCAACAAAATTGATGACGAAGCTAAGAGACAAGAAGCAGGAGTAATCGTGCAGAAGGTTGGTAATCTTAGTGTAGTTATCGAAGCCCTTGACTTTGCATCAAGAACTCACAGAGCTAATCTCGAACAGCTTTTAACCTCATGTGAGGAAGCAAAGATAGAGCAAACTAATGAGGAAAGCGAAGACACTGAACCCTCAAGTGACGACAGCTAATCTCATTGTATTTATCTCCACGGGCACTCTATCTTGGGTGCCCTTTTTATTTTAACAGGAAGTAATTATGGAAACACAATTTGTAAAATATCACTTGCCCTGTCCAGATTGTGGAAGCAGTGATGCATTATCAGTAAATAAAGATGGGTCAGCTAAATGTTTTAGTTGCGATAGGTTTTATCCAAAATTTAGTAATGGAGTTTCATCAATGGAAAATTATGTCAGTAAAAATACACAGCCACCAAAGCAGATAAATGCTCATGGCGGTATATTTGCAAAGCTAACTGACAGAGGAATATCCAAAGAGACAGCAGAAAAGTTTGGAGTTAAGGTTGTGTTTGATGCTAATGGTGCTATCGCACAACACCACTACCCTTTCTATATAAACAACGAACAAAGTGCAAATAAAATAAGATACATAAACGATAAAAGATTTGCATTTGAAGGAACAATACAAGGCTCAGGACTCTTCGGTCAAAACCTTTTCAAAGAAGGCGGTAAGTATTTAACGATTACCGAAGGAGAGTGTGATGCAATGGCTGCCTATGAGCTTCTCGGTAGTAAGTGGGCAGTCGTATCCATTAAAAGAGGAGCTGGTTCGGCAGTAAAAGATATCAAAGAAAACATTGAGTATGTTGAAAGTTTTGACAATGTCATTCTTTGTTTTGACAAAGACAAGCAAGGCATTGAGGCAGCGAAGAAAGTTGCTTCCATCATTAAGCCTCGTAAGTGTAAGATAATCAATCTACCGAATGGCTACAAAGATGCCAACGATATGCTTCTCAAAAACAAACACCAAGAATTTGTTAGAGCTTGGTGGGATGCTCAGGTCTATACACCGAGTGGTATCATTAGAGTTTCAGAGAAGAAGAAAGAGTTTTTCAATAGACCAAAGAAAGAAAGTGTTCCTTATCCTTTCGAAGGTTTAAACAAGAAACTTATTGGTATGCGACAAGGCGAGTTAGTTACTATCACAGGTGGCACAGGTCTTGGTAAGTCAAGTGTTACTAGAGAAATAGAACATTGGCTCGTCAATAAAACAGATGACAATGTGGGTATCATTGCCCTTGAAGAGGACTGGAGAAGAACAGTCGATGGTATCTTAAGTATCGAAGCAAATGCTAGGCTTTACATAGACCACATCCGGGAAGAATTATCCTCTGAAACTTTGGATGTTATGTATGAAAAAATCTTTGGTAAAGATAAAGTATTTATTCATGCTCACTTCGGGACTAACGATATTGAAGATATCTTTTCTAAGCTTCGTTATCTTATTGTCGGCTGTGATTGTAAGTGGGTGGTCGTAGACCATTTACATATGCTAGTGACAGCTCTGTCTGAGAATGATGAACGTAGAGGTATTGATAACATCATGACTAGACTTAGAAGCATGGTCGAGGAAACAGGAGCAGGTATTATTCTGGTCTCACACCTCAGACGTGTAGATGGTAATAAAGGACATGAGAATGGTATCCAAGTTAATCTGAGCCATTTGAGAGGCTCTAACAGCATTGCACAATTATCTGACTGCGTGATAGCCCTTGAAAGAAATCAACAGGCTGACGATGAAAGAGAGTCTAGAACGACACGTTTAAGAGTGTTAAAGTCTAGATATACAGGTGATGTTGGATTAGCTTCTTCCTTGCTTTATGATAAAGATTCAGGTAGACTAACAGAGTTTGATGAAGCTGACTTCAGTGGTATTGATGATGAGCTTGAACCAGACATACCTTTTTAGATTATGAAAAGTTTAGTATTTGATATCGAAACAGATGACCTAAATGCTACAAAGGTCTGGTGCATTGTGGCTATAGATGAAAATAATAAAGTCTATAGCTTTCATGGCGATACCATTGAAGATGGTTTAAATCTTCTCAATGAAGCAGAGATGCTCATTGGACATAATATTCTTGGTTTTGATATCCCTATCTTAGAAAAACTATACGATTGGACACCGAATGCCTCCATAAAAATAATTGATACTTTGGTGTTGAGTAGGCTTTTTAATCCTACACGAGAAGGTGGGCATAGTTTGGAGAGATGGGGTATCAAACTTGGAATGCATAAGCTAGAGTTTTCTGATTTCACAGAGTTTTCTGATGATATGTTGAAGTATTGTATCGCTGATACGAAGCTCAACAAGATTTTATTTCAAGCATTACGCAAAGAAGCTATGGGATTCTCGAAAGAATCAATAAACCTTGAACACGACATAACAAGAATCTTAACCAAACAAACTAAAGATGGTTTTGCGTTTGATTTTAAATCAGCTACTTTTCTTATCAGTAAATTCAACAAACTTCTAAAAGAAACAGAAGACAAAGTTCACGAAACATTTAAACCAAAATGGGTAGACGATAAAGTTGTTTCACCTTACACGAAAAAAGATGGCACTTTATCTCGCAGAGGATTGACAGATGAGGAATATAACTCTATAATAGAAGGTTTGCGTCCTAATAAACCTTTCATGCGTCAAACTCTACAGGAGTTTAACTTAGGTTCAAGAAAGCAGATAGGAGAATATCTTACAGACTTTGGCTGGAAGCCTAGAAAGTTTACTCCAACAGGACAACCTATTGTAGATGAAGCTACTTTAAAAGAAGTAGAGCATATACCAGAAGCAAAACTTATTGCTGATTTCTTACTATATCAAAAGAGATTAGCACAGGTCCAATCTTGGCTCGATGCGTTGGCAGATGATGAACGTATTCATGGTTCTGTTATTTCTACAGGGACAATTACGGGTAGAATGTCCCATAGAAATCCTAACGTTGCTCAAGTGCCTAGTGTAAAGAGCAAGTTTGGTGAGGAATGTCGAGCCTGTTGGACTGTTCCAGAAGGCTACAAGCTTGTTGGTGTTGATGCTTCAGGCTTAGAGCTAAGGATGTTAGCTCATTATATGGATGACGAGGAGTATATAAATGAAATTATCGATGGAGATATTCACACAACTAACCAACAAATTGTTGGACTTAAATCAAGAGATAAGGCTAAAACATTCATCTATGCACTTATCTACGGAGCAGGAGACGAAAAAATTGGTAAAATTGTTGACGGAAATAAAGCCGATGGCAGAGAACTTAAACAACGTTTTCTTGCTGGTCAACCTGCATTTAAATCTCTTAGAGAACGAGTGCAAAGAGCAGCTCAAAAAGGATTCCTCAAAGGATTAGATGGTCGTAAGATTATATTAAGACATCAACATGCTGCTTTAAATACTTTACTTCAAGGTGGAGGAGCAATCGTGATGAAGAAAGGTCTATGCATACTTGACGAAAGATTAAGATTAGCTAATATAGATTATAAGTTTGTTGCCAATATCCATGATGAATGGCAAATAGAAGTAAGAGAATGCCAAGCAATGAGAGTAGGAGAACTTGCAGTAGAATCTATTCGAGATGCTGGTAAGTATTTTAACATGCGTTGTCCTTTGGATGGTGAATATAAGATAGGAAATAATTGGAGTGAAACCCACTAATATACCAGAAGGTTATATATCTCGAAAAACTTCAACCATTGATTTTGGTTATGAAGAAAGCGAGATTGATGGGTATTTAAAACCAATACCAGAACAGTTAAAGCTTCTTTATACTGCCGAACAAAAAATAAAACAAGGTAAATCTACAAGAGTTGTTGCTCGTTGGTTATCAAAAAAGAGCAATAGATATATAAGTCACGTTGGTCTTTGGAAACATGTAACGAATAAAACATCGCATGAATTTACCAAAGTTTGTAACCAACAAAAAGAAGGTTATATTTATATTCTAACTAACCCGGCATGGCAAGATTGGGTTAAAGTTGGTATGGCTGTGGACCCTGAAGATAGATGTTCTACTTTTCAAATAGGTTCACCATTTAGAGATTATGACATATTTTTTACTAAGTTTTTTAA